GGGGGGGGCCCCCGAGGGGGCGACCCCGCCCCCCCCGTGCTCGCAGCTCGAGCGCGGAGTTTCCAGAATGTAGCTTGGTTTGTGATAGTTATGCTGACTGTTTCAGGAAGGTGTATGTCCCTCTGCCTGTTCGGTGAGTCAAGAACAGGAAAGACTTTGTGGGCCAGATCTCTTGGCCCACATATCTACTGCGTCGGACTGGTGTCCGGAACTGAGTGTCTCAGAAATGATGACGTGGAATATGCCGTGTTTGACGACATACGAGGGGGGATCAAATTTTTCCCTAGTTTCAAGGAGTGGTTGGGATGTCAGTCATGGGTTACTGTGAAATGCCTGTACAGGGAGCCTAAACTGATTAAGTGGGGCAAGCCATCAATTTGGCTAAGTAACACGGATCCACGGGATGACATGCTTCAGGCTGACGTGGATTGGATGAATGCAAACTGTGTATTTGTGGCTGTAGACAGCCCTATCTTTCATGCCAATATACAGTAGTCTGAGGATTAAAATAAATCGAACCAGTTGTTGTGTCCCCAACACCATTACCATCTATGATGTCCATAATATACAAATCCCCCATGCCCGGCTTACTCCGTGTTGAATGGGACGAGTTCAACTCTTCCCCTCCTTCTTCTCTCTCATCATACACCATGTTCTTACGAACAGGGTGCCACCGGGTAAAGTACTTCTCCACACCCTCACCATTACCACTGGAAATGCGGACCGTCTTATCATAAAGTAAATTAATTCTTCTCGTATCAACCGGTGCGGTGAACCGGTTAAGCCAATCCCGAGGAATCTGACCATCTGCGTTGGTGCCCAACCCCCGAAAGACAAGGCGGTGCAAATCAGATGCCATCTGCGTTGGCAGGGGGCTATTGGCCCGCTGATAGTAGGTCGTTCCATTAGAGAGGTCAACAGACCTCTCCGTGTAATCACGATAGTTCCCATCAATGATGGGCCCTTTAGCCGTAAAGATCACACGACGCCATGTCCAATTCTGTCCATTGGTAGTGTTAACCTGGATCTTTTCCTTAACCCCGACAAAAAAACAGGTTGACGCGCTACGGGCGTTGGCCGGAGCTGTGGGAAAATCTTCCGTTGGAGTATAACGCTCACGCGCAGTAGGCTCCCAAAGTAGAGTGTAATCGTCACCAACACCAATGGGGAGAGATCCGATCCCAGCCTCAGTAGCTGGAACGGCTGTGCTGGGAAGAAGGGTATCCTTCTTTTTAACCGCGACTAGGTTCAGTATGCCCTTTCGTGACATACTCCGACGCTTCGCATAAGGTCGCTTCTTGGCGTATGAGCGGGGGTATGTTTTCCTTGTTTTCCTGTAACCGGCGCCTGAACTCCTTGTTCGCCTTTTTACCCGAGACCATGTAGACTTGGATCTTCGATACGCCATCTTCTTGGCGGGAAAGCCCTTCGTAGGGTGGTGTGTTGGGTGGTGTGAGGCTAGGCATCAGTGCTAAGCATGGTTGGTAGGCTCCGTGGGGCACCCACGGGTATAAATAGGGACGAGGTGTCCCTCTGTCCCTGGGCTATAACATTAGTTTGCCCAGGGACTTTTTTCAGTCACATGCCTTCCTTCGACTTGCACTGCCGATATGCTCTCCTCACTTACGCTCAATGTGGTGACCTCTCCCCTGACGTTGTTGGAGGAAAGCTACAGAGCGCTGGATACCAGTGCATCATTGGCCGAGAGAATCACCAAGATGGAGGAGTTCATCTCCACGTGTTCGTTGACTTTGGAAGGAAGAGAAGGTTTCGACGAGCTGATGTGTTCGATGTGGAAGGTCGCCATCCCAACATCAGTCCTTCTAAGGGAACACCAGAAAAGGGTTACGACTATGCAATCAAGGATGGGGATATTGTCTTTCGAGGACTGGAGAGGCCGGGGGGAACGAGCGATGGCGGAGCTGTTTCTAAATGGACTGCAATTACGGGAGCGCTCGATCGTGAGTCATTTTGGAATCTGGTACATGAACTGGATCCCAAAAGTGCGGCATGCAATTTCCCCGCACTTCAAAAGTACTGTGACTGGAAGTATGCAGTTGACCCTCCCTTGTATGCAACCCCAGACGGAATTGCATTTTGCGGAGGTGAGACTGATGGAAGAGATGAGTGGCTATCGCAGTCTGGTATTGGAAATGGAGAGTCACCAGTAGGTAAGTTGTCGTGCGCGTCGCTTTGCTGCGCTTGGGGGGGGCCCCCGAGGGGGCGACCCCGCCCCCCCCGTGCTCGCAGCTCGAGCGCGGAGTTTCCAGAATGTAGCTTGGTTTGTGATAGTTATGCTGACTGTTTCAGGAAGGTGTATGTCCC